GCATTTATGCTCCTCTGTAGTACACCTGCAGCATTGTCTTGCGAAATTATGGCAAAGACAACAGCAACATTTCCTACAGAGGAAGCATGTGCTCAAGAAGCAATAATAGTAGCTAGATACTTTCAAGAAAAGGGGTATTTAGCAATACCAGAATGTCAAGAAATTAAAATGGGAGTTTCATTATGAAAATAATTAAATGGTTTTGGAGATACTTTAAAAGGATAGGATGTGCAATTTTAAATAAAAATTGTGGACCAGAGTGTAACTGTAAGGCTTAGTAATATGAAGAAGAAATCTACTGTCAATAAAGCAGGTAATTATACCAAGCCTGGGATGCGCAAGAGTTTATTCAACTCAATCAAGGCTGGAGGTAAGGGCGGCAACCCAGGCCAATGGTCAGCCAGAAAAGCTCAGATGTTGGCTAAACAGTACAAATCAAAAGGCGGAGGCTACAAGTAGTGAAGGCTCCTCAAAAAAGTCTAAAAAACTGGACAAAACAAAAGTGGCGTACCAAGAGTGGCAAGCCTAGTTCTAAGACTGGTGAACGTTATCTACCTACTGCGGCTATTAAGTCTCTTAGCAGCGCTGAGTATGCCGCTACAACCAGAGCTAAACGAAAAGGCAAGGCGTCAGGTAAGCAGCATGTGGCTCAACCTAAAAAAATTGCAAAGAAAACCAGAGCCTTTAGGAAGTAACTATGGCAAAAGATCCAAAAGTAGGAACAGGTAAAAAACCTAAAGGGTCTGGCCGTAGATTGTATACGGATGAGAATCCGAAAGATACGGTGGGAATTAAGTTTGCTACTATGGCTGATGCAAAAGCTACATCAGCAAAAGTAAAAAGGATAAAAAAACCTTACGCAAGAAAGATTCAGATCTTGACAGTTGGTGAACAACGTGCTAAAGTTATGGGTAAGACAGCAATAGCAAATGTCTTTAAACAAGCTAAAGCAGACTTGCGAAGGAAACATAAAAAAGATGCCGTATTTACAAAGTAGCATACCCTACTTCAAAGCATGGGTAAGAAGAGAATACACAAAAAATTTGGAAGAGTATCATGGCGAGTTCTTACATTGCATGGTCATTGGTGTTACTACTATGCCAAACAGGACTCTCAGCTTTCAAGTTATTTTTACAGGCTGCGAGTCTGATTATGATGATAGCTCCAATATACATGGTGGTGCGATGTGGGCTAGATTACCTCTTGTAGCTTTAGTGGCAGATACCCCCCTAGAAGAATGGCCTACAGAGTTACCACCATACTTAGCACAACCCTGGGATTGTATGTCGCATACACACTCAGTATATAAATTAGAAAGAGCTTCACCTGCTCCTTGGATAGCCAAAGTAGATGGTGAGTTCTATCCTGCGAAGTACTACTTTACAGTAGACTACACTGACAACGAAGTAGCAGACGATCCTGCCCAACACAAGCAGTCACACGTCTTAGAGTTGTTAGATGCAGGAGAATACACAGGTAACATAGTTGCGTTGCCCAATAATAGAGTGAGAGTAACTCACCCAGCTTGGTTTGAAACTGGACAAGGTGCTCCAGATTTTAGACCTAACCAACATATTTATAACTCGAAAGAAAACGTAGACTATGTGTGGGATACGCAACGAGTGTTTAACAATTTATATAGTGAGGAAAAAGAATGAGTAAGAGACCAGATTATCCAGATATAGACGGTGATGGCGATAGAAAAGAACCTATGGCAAAAGCTGCTAAAGATAAGAAAAAGAAAAAAGGTATGGCTAAAGGTGGTGCTATGATGAAGAAAAAAGGTTACGCAATGGGCGGAGCTAACATGAAGAAAAAAGGCATGGCTAAAGGCGGAGCAATGAAAAAGAAAGCTTACGCAAAAGGCGGCAGAGTTGCCATGTATAATGTAGGTGGAATGGTTAAGTCTTCTGGTCCTATGAATACAGGAATAGCTAGACCTAAGAATACTTATAAGAAAGGTTAAGTACAATGGCAGGTAAATATGATGATATGACTTTTAAGAAAGCTTTTGTAGCTGCACGTAAAGAAAAAGGTGCAGGTAAAGTTTTTACTTATAAAGGTAAAAAATATACTACTAATACAAAAGAAGATGAGAAGAAGATTACAAAACGTAAATCAGGTGCGCCTAAAAAATCTCTTAAACCTAAAAAACGTCCAGGTTCAGGTGAACCTCGTGTAGCTAAACCGAGTGAATTAACTATAAAAAAAGTTACAGTTGAAAAACTACCTGCTAAAGGACCAGTTGTTGGAAGAAGTCTTGGAGAACGAGAAGCTTTTTCTAAACGTATGGCTAGGATAGAAAAGAAAATGAAAAAAGATTTTGGGGATAGTCCTAGTTTAGTAGATGATATTTTAAGACTAATAAGTAACTTTAGGGCAAAGCAAGGTAAACCTAAAAAGAAAGATCCGAGGAAAAAATGAAACTAGATGGTGATAAAGTAGTTGATCAATATGGTGCTGTTCTTGCGGAGTATATCCGTGGAGAATGGCACACTAAAGACCCTGCTGTATTAGATTTTGTAAAAGATACAGAAGAAGTAAAAGTACGTGCTCGTAATAAGAAGGGTCAACTCGTTGGAGACGATCCTTCTACACCTGATATAAATGAGGCTTGGACTACTAAAGTAGTTAAAAAGTCATAACGGGTTTGCATTTTTATCTGTAGTAAGTTACTGTAAAATATAGTATAACTACTCCTGCCAGTTAAGGCTAACATAGGAGTAGAAAATGATTAAACGTTTATTTAATAGGATAATAGAAGCAAGAGCAGAATCAGCAAGACGTAAGATTGCACGTATGCAACTTAACAGAATGACTGATAGGGAGCTACGAGACTTAGGAATAGGTAGATGTGATATAGAGAGGGTTATACTAACAGGTAAAGCCCTTTGAAGAACATAGTTAGTTCTTTAATGATACTAGGAGTACTTTGGGAGGAGGCTCGTGGACCCAGTAACAATAATCGGTGGAGCTACCGTAGCGTTCAATGCTCTGAAGAAAGGCTTTCAAGTAGGTAAAGACCTACAAGATATGTCAGGACAGTTGACTCAATGGGCAGGTGCTATGAGTGACCTGTCCTTTATCGAACAAAAAAATAAAAACCCCCCTTGGTGGAAAGCACTCAATGGACAATCTGTTGAGGCTGAAGCTTTAGAAATTTTTACAGCTAAGAAAAAAGCTGAATCTATGAGAAAAGAACTTAAAGATTGGATTAGCTTTAGTATGGGACCATCTGCTTGGGATGAGCTTGTAGCCACTGAGGGTAAAATACGTAAACAAAAGAAAGAACAAGAGTATCGTAAGGCTGAGTTACAAGAAGCTATTATAACCTGGGGCGTAACAGGATTATTTTTAACTGCAGGTTTAGGTGTTTTTGGTTTTATAATTTATATGGTGGCATAATGGCAAGAAACTTAACAGAAAAACAACAGAAGTTCTTAGATGTATTGTTTGAAGAAGCTGGAGGTAATCTATCCACAGCTAGAAAACTTGCAGGTTATGCAGATGGTGTATCTTCAAAAGCAATTGCAGAGTCTTTATCCGAAGAGATTGCAGAGCTAACTAAAAGGTTTATTAGTTCATCGGCTGTAAAAGCTGCATACTCAATGTTTGAGGTTATGAACAATCCTACAGACTTAGGTAATAAAGAAAAGATGGCAGCAGCTAAAGATGTTTTAGACCGCAGTGGTTTTATTAAGACAGAAAAAGTAGAAGTATCTGCAGCTAATCCATTATTTATTTTACCGCAGAAAGCTGATGAAGACGAATAAAACTTGGAAGCTACCCAAACCTGTAGAGGTAGATGGTAAGTATGAGTGGAGACCAGTTGTAAGGGTTGGAACTCACATACCGTTTGGATATGAACAAGATCCTAACGATGAAGATATACTACTACCAATCCCAGAAGAACTAGAGTTATTTGAAAAAGCTAAAAAGTTTCTAAAGCAGTATAGTTACAGAGAAGTTGCAGCTTGGCTCAGTACTCAATCAGAACGATACATTTCTCATGTAGGTTTATATAAGAGGGTAAAAATTGAGCAACAACGTAAGAACGAAGCTTCAACTCAACGCTACCTTGCCAAAAGGTACAAAGAAGCGTTACAAAAAGCGGAAAAGCTCGAAACCCAAAGACTTGGTTACAGAGAAAGAGTTAGCTCCAGCCCAACCGAAGCCTGAAGAAATAGACTTTGAAAAAGCCAGAGAGATTATCTTTGAACCTAATCCTGGACCTCAGACTAATTTTCTAGCGGCAACAGAACAAGAAGTTTTATACGGAGGAGCAGCAGGTGGCGGTAAGTCTTATGCAATGGTTGCAGACCCAGTGCGTTACTTGGGGAATCCAAATGCACGAATGCTACTTGTTCGTAGGAGTACAGAAGAGCTTAGAGAGCTTATATCAGTAAGCAAACAACTTTATCCCAAAGCTATTCCTGGAATAAAGTTTATGGAAAGAGATAAAACTTGGGTAGCTCCATCAGGTGCTACATTGTGGATGTCCTACCTCGACAGAGAGGATGACGTTATGAGATACCAAGGTCAAGCCTTTAACTGGATTGGCTTTGACGAACTTACACAATGGCCTTCACCTTATGCATGGAACTATATGAGATCACGTCTCCGTACAACAAGGGCTTCAGGTTTGCCACTGTATATGAGAGCGACTAGCAACCCTGGAGGTCCAGGTCATCAGTGGGTAAAGAGGACGTTTATTGATCCTCAAGTACCTGATAAATCATTTGATGCTACTGATGAAAACGGAGAGGTGATAAAGTGGCCGAAAGGTCATAGTCGGGAGGGTGAGCCTCTGTTTAAACGTAAGTTCATCCCTGCCACCCTCTTCGACAATCCGTATCTGGCAGATGATGGTTTATACGAAGCTAATCTTCTTTCGTTGCCTGAACATCAACGTAGACAACTACTCGAAGGTGATTGGGATATAAACGAAGGTGCAGCTTTCCCTGAGTTCAATAGAAACATACACGTAGTAGAGCCTTACGAGATACCATCTAATTGGACACATTTTAGAGCTTGTGATTATGGTTATGGTTCGTATACTGGTGTTCTTTGGTTTACTATGGTTCCAGGATCTGAACAACTAGTAGTATACAGAGAGTTATATGTATCAAAGGTCACAGCTACTGACCTAGCTGATATAATACTAGAGATAGAAAATGAGGCAGGAGAAAACATACGTTACGGAGTTCTTGACTCATCTCTCTGGCATAAACGTGGTGACACTGGTCCAAGTTTAGCAGAACAAATGATTTTAAAAGGTTGTCGTTGGAGACCTTCAGACAGATCAAAAGGTTCTCGTGTAGCAGGTAAGAACGAGTTACACAGACGATTGCAAGTAGATGAATTTACGGAGGAACCTAGACTTGTGTTTTTTTCTAATTGTACTAACCTTATATCTCAACTACCCTCTATTCCGTTAGATAAAAAGAATCCAGAGGATGTAGATACACACGCAGAAGACCATTTGTATGACGCACTAAGATACGGTATAATGACTAGACCACGAAGTAACATATTTGATTTTGATCCTGCTGCACAACGTACAGGCTTTCAAGCATCAGATCCCACATTTGGATACTAAGGAAATAAAATGGCAGAAGAAGATTTTGAAGAAATGATCATGGATACAGAAAATACTTCCTCGGTAGAAGATGTTGCTGAAGAAGATTATTCAGATCCACTTACAGGTCATATTGTCCAGTTTGTAAAAGATAAGTATAGTAAGTCTGATACAGCTAGACAACTAGATGAAGAACGTTGGATTCAAGCCTACAGAAATTATCGTGGTTTATATGGACCTGATGTACAGTTTACTTCTACAGAAAAATCCAGAGTATTTGTAAAAGTAACTAAAACAAAAGTTCTTGCAGCTTATGGTCAGATAGCAGAAGTTTTGTTTGGTGGTAATAGATTTCCAATAAGTATTGATCCTACAGTATTACCAGATGGTGTAGAAGATACTGTTAGTTTTGAAACTAATCCTGAAGTAAAAAAAGCAGTTGATGCAGAAATGGCTGAGTTACTTCCAGGAGAAACACTACCAGAGTTTAAAGAAAGACTAGGTGCTCTATCTGGTGTATTAGAGCCTGTTATTGAAGATGTAAAACCAACTCCAGGAAAAACTCCAACTTCTGCTCAGTTGCATCCTGCTGAAGTTTCGGCAAAGAAAATGGAGAAAAAAATACATGACCAACTAGAAGAATCTCATGCAAAGAAACATCTACGTGCCGCTGCTTTTGAGTCGGCACTTTTTGGTACAGGGGTTATGAAAGGCCCGTTTGCAGTAGATAAAGAATATCCAAACTGGGATGATGAAGGTAACTATTCTCCTTTATTTAAAACGATCCCACAAACTTCTTCTGTATCTATTTGGAACTTCTATCCAGATCCAGATGCAGCTACAATGGAAGAAGCAGAGTACGTTGTAGAAAGACATAAGATGTCACGTTCTCAGGTACGTGGCTTAAAAAATCGTCCATACTTTCGTGAGAATGCTGTAGACAATGCTTTACGACTTGGTGAAAGCTATCGTAAACAGTGGTGGGAACACATCATGGAAGATAACTCAGAAGAAGATAGAGCCGAACGTTTTGAGGTTCTAGAGTTCTGGGGTTTTGTAGACAGAGAAGTAATAGAAGATCAAGGGGTAGACATCCCTAAAGATCTAGAAGATGCAGATCAACTAAGTGTAAATATCTGGATTTGTAATGGACAAGTGTTAAGACTTGTAATGAACCCATTTACTCCAGCTTATATACCTTACTTTGCAGCTCCTTATGAGATGAATCCGTATAGTATTTTTGGCGTAGGTATTGCTGAAAACATGGATGATACTCAAACACTAATGAATGGCTTTATGCGAATGGCAGTAGATAACGCAGCATTGTCTGGTAATCTATTGATTGAGGTAGACGAGACTAATCTCGTCCCAGGGCAAGACCTCTCCGTGTATCCAGGAAAAGTGTTTAGGAGACAGGGAGGGGCGCCTGGTCAAGCCATCTTTGGAACTAAGTTCCCCAACGTATCTAACGAGAACATGCAGATGTTCGATAAAGCAAGGGTATTAGCAGATGAATCAACTGGTTTCCCATCTTTCGCTCATGGTCAGACAGGTGTTAGCGGAGTTGGTCGTACTGCTTCTGGCATTTCTATGCTTATGTCTGCCGCTAATGGTAGCATACGGAATGTGGTAAAAAATATAGATGACTATTTATTAGCACCATTAGGTAAAGCCTTTTTTGGTTTTAACATGCAATTTGACTTTGATAAAGAAATCAAAGGTGACTTGGAGATAAAAGCTCGTGGTACAGAAAGTCTTATGGCTAACGAAGTACGTAGCCAACGTCTTATGCAATTTATGCAAGTGGTATCAAACCCTGCACTCGCTCCATTCGCACGTATGGACTATATTGTACGTGAAATTGCTAAGTCAATGGATCTTGACCCAGATAAAGTTGGCAACAATATGGGGCAAGCTGCGGTCCAAGCTGAGATATTAAAACAATTTAGAGAAGCTAACCCACCACCTGCCCCACCCCCAGGAGTAAATAGCCCTCAGAACGCACCTGCTGGCGCACAAGTGCAGGATACCCAAGGTAGTGGGGGTGGTACTATAGGAACTGGAACAGCCCCTCAGCCAGGAGAACAGGGCTTCTCAGGCAATACTGGTCAACAACAGGTACAATGAAGCTAGTAGTGAATAATACTTTAAAACCTTTCGTAAACAATCCAGAGTTGTATAATCTATTTCTGGAAGAGATAGTTATTAGAATAGATAAAGTTCATAAACGTCTTGAGCAGCTTAACGATATAGAAGAGGTATATCGTGCTCAAGGTGAGATACGTATGCTTAGATCAATGTTAAGACTTAGGGATGATATTAATGGCTAATACAGCAGAACAGATGGAAGTCTTTGGTTACACTCCTGAAGGTTTAGATCAGGAAGTTGAAAAATATGCAGGTGAAGCTAAAGAAGATTTTGCAGAAAATAAGCTTGAAGAAGAAAGAAGAGCTAATCATCCGTTAAATAATGTTCCGTTTTTTCAACGTCCTGTAAATGCTTCTACCGATGATATAGAAGTACCTACTTCAGATCCTGATGTTCGTGCTTTTAAAAATAAATTTGGTGAAACCTATACGATTGCTACAAGTTCTGATCAGAGAGTTGAAAGAAAAAAACTTAGAGATGGTATTATTAGCTCATTAGAGGGTGTAAAAGGTTATCTTGAAAATCCTTTTTTACCTAATAAAGAACAAGTAGCAGATTTTGTTAAGGGTGCGGCAGTTGGGACTCTGGAACAAATTAAACAATCAATGGAATCTGGAGCTACGTATGGAGATATTTTTGGTACACTTGCAGGTGTAGGTGCTGCATCAACTCCATTTAAAGTTCCTGAAGGTTCTTTAAGACTCTTTGGTGGCGTTAGTATGAAAGGTGCAGCTAAAGATAAAAATCTTAAAAAAGCTATTGATCTTTTAAAGAAAGAAGATTCTTATAAAGAAAGCGGAAGTATACCATATGATTCAAATAAAAAAATCTGGAGTCAAACTGGTTGGTATGTAGACCCTGCAGATGGTCAATGGCGTTATTTTATAGATGATACTAAAGCATCGTTAAAAAATTTAGATGAAATTTCAAATTTAAAACTTTCAATAGATGCAAGAAATCCAACTGATTGGAAGACTATTAAAGTATCTGATATTTTTGATCACCTTGAATTTTACAAAAAATATCCTGAATTTAAAGATTTAAAAGTTACATTTTATAATGCAGACCGTAGAAATTCAGAAAATGCTAAACTTTTAGGAAGTTATGACGAAACTAGAAATGCTCTTGAAATTAATATGGGTGCAGCTACACATCTGTCAATGGTAGATGGTAAATTTGTTACTAATACAGACGCATTAAAAAAGACTTTGCTTCA